CGAGCTCTTGAAAAAGAGGCTGAGGCTACAGCTCTTAAAGCAGCGATGGAGGCAGCTTTTTCAAAATCTGCACCGACCCCCCAAGCATATCAGCAGTACTACGGAATGAATGAGCAGACCGAGGAAACTGAAGAGCAGCGTATTGAGAAGAAGGTGGAAGCTATCCTTGCGCAAAGGGAAAAGAAGTACGCACAAGAGCAAGCAGAACGCGAAATAAGGGAATATCCCAATAAAATACAGAAAGAATTTCCCGACTTCAGACAAGTCTGTTCCCAAGAGAACCTCGATTATTTAGATTACCATTATCCCGAAGTGTCACGCCCATTGCAAAGACTGAATGATGGATTCGAAAAGTGGCATGACATTTACTTCGCTGTGAAGAAGTTCATTCCCAATCATAGCACGGCTAAGAAAGAAGCGCTACGAGCCGATTTGAACAGCAATAAACCGCGATCTATGTCTAGTCCTGCGCCTTCTCCAACTGGAGATAGAGGAAGAGAGACACTTGGAGATATAGAGCAACGTAGAGCAGAGAACTGGGCAAGAATGCAGAAAGTTAGAAAGGGAGTAGACTAATGACAGGAAGAGTAATGAATCCACATGATATAGGAAGTGGATGCGATTTAGAAAAGACACTTGATTGCTTTGAATATATACAACAATCAATCAAAAATGTACGGATGCGTTTAGAAGAAGGACAATATATAAATGCTGCATTTCAATTAGGAGAAACTTATAACTTAATATTCCTATGGGCAGATCAGATGAATACCACAAATGATAAGGATGAAGAAGATAACGAATAAGTATATTGAAAATAAATATTTCATTTGATACATTGAGCCTAGCAGGATAATAGCCTTTCGCAAGGCTCAATAATCTCAGGCCGCATAGTACGCTTCGCCGGCGTAAGACTGTTTTAGTGGTGTCGTCAACCGCATAACATAACTTACACCGCGAGGAACCTATGCAAACTGGAATCACCAATATCCAGAATATGGCGCCCGAGTTGCCCTTACAGGCATCCGAGGATTTGCTATCAACTCCAATGTTTAACTTGATCCACTCCTTCGGTGTGGATCTCCATCATGCAGAAAGCTACGTGGGCAAAACCACGCGTATGTCACGCTTTGAGCGCCTATCGACTGATGGGGGTCAACTCGATGGTAGCGGTATTGATCCAGCTTCCGAGGTTCCTGTTCGTACAGATATTGACGCGACCATGGAAATATACGCTAAGAGTATCGTCACGAACGAGCAAGTCGTTCTATATGAGAACTCCAAGACGTTGACAAAGTTCACAGCACTACTAGGACAATGGCTTCGTGAGAAAGAAGACCTCCTAATGAGAGATCTTTTTGCTTCCAGCGTTTCCTATATCAATGCTACAGGCGGTTTGAACGGAGATCAGCCTAGTAACATCTCCTTGAATGATGTTAACAACATTGAAAACATCCTTCTCGGAAATGATGCCCGCACAATGCTTACAGACCTAGAAGCGACCCTACGCTTCGGCACAGCTGGGGTACGTGATGCGTTTATTGCACTTGCAAATACAAATTTGAGTGCAGACTTGCAGAAAGTCCAAGGCGTATTGCTTAAATCAGCATATCCTACTCAAGAAGGTATTCGCCCAGAAGAATATTGCTCAATCTCAAGATTCCGCTTCTTTGTCTCATCCAAGGGAGCGAAGACACCGGGCATTTCATTGAGAGGCAACACTGTCTATACGATTCCTATGTACGGTCTAGAGGCAGCTGCCAAGATCGAACAGAACAATTATACCGCCGTGCTCGGGTATCGTCCTCCATGGGTGGTTTCCTCTGTAGCTCAGAACTCCCAACTGTATGCGAAGTTCGCGATCGCGCGTGCTATCACTAACCAGAACTGGATTTCTGGACTGAACGTAACAACCTTCCAACCATCTTAAGGAGGATATATGCCTTTCACTATTATCACAGGCGGTTCGTTCACCTCCACAGGTGCTGCCGTTAACATTCCACTTCCAAGCTCTGCGGACTATATGGAAGTGTTCAATGTGACTCAACTGGCTGCAGTTAACCCTAATACTGTCGTTGAAAGCAGATGGTTCGGTCCTCAGTTTGGGGCTGGTGCATCTGCTGCTGATGGAGGAATTAAAGTTGTAAAGACTACAGCTGATCTTACTAGCACGTACGCAAGCGGTGGTTTTACCTACGTCACTGCGTCACCTGTTATTGAAGCACAAGCGGCGAACCCCATCACAGCAATCACCGCAGCTTCGCCTGGGGTTGTGAGTCAGACCAACACATATTCTGACGGGGATATCATTCAGTTCTATAATACCACTGGAATGCTTCAGATTGCTGGAATGAATTTCCAGATCTCTAGCACGTCCGGTGCAGGTTATACGCTGATTGGTCTTCGTGCAGCTGGTTTTGCTGCTGCTGGTACAGCTGGTTTCACACGTCGTATCTCAAAATACGCAGCCGTTGAACCTCAGTTTCTTTATGTGACTGCAATTTCAAAAGCAATTCAGGCAGTAGTGACCTGCTCAGTTGATCCTACTCAATATTACGCCGTAGGAATGAAAGTTCATTTTAGCGTGCCTTATTCTTTTGGCATGACCCAAATGAATCAGCTCACAGGAAAGATTGTAGCTATGTCGGCTGCTAACTATACAATGACAGTAGACATTGATTCGTCTGCTTTCACTACTTTTGCATTTCCTGCTTCTACTGCATCGCCTACAGCTCAACTGTTCGCTACTGTGGCACCTGCTGGAGCTTCAACACAAGTAGACCCTGTAACTGGTGTGCAGACCGGATATAACTTTCAATTTCAGCCATTTCGCACAGGCCAGTTTGTGCCATATATGCATCTTGCTGGAGGCGCACAAGCTCCTGCTGGTGCTAACTTGGACGTGATTAATTGGATGGCCTACCAATTGGAAAACTAGAGAACAAGAAATAATCACAGGTTACAGAAAATTGTAACCTGTGATATGATACTCCTATAACAAGGAGACCATCATGAAAATTTGTTCGAAATGTAAGGAAATGAAAGAAGAGGATTTTTTTCAAAAAGAAAGCAGAAAAAAGTCAGGATTTTCTTCGGCATGTAAAGAATGCCTAAATAGATGCAAGAAAGAACAGTTAGACAAGAGAAGAGAAAAGATAAGAGAGTACAACCTTAAAAAATATTATGAAAATCACGAATCGATTAAGGAAAAAAGAAGAGAAACTTCAAAAGAACATAGGACGAAAAAAAAGGACGATATAAGAGAATACAAGAGAAAATGGTGGATTAAGCATGCGGAAAGATTGAGAGAAGAGCAAAACACAAGAAAAAGAAGTGAAGATTTTAGGAAAAAACGAAAAGAATACCTTAAAACCAAAGTCCAGGATGGTGAATTGTTTAAGATGGGTGCAAGAAAAATATTTCAACTTGCTGTAAAATTTAAACATATCATTAGACCTGAAAAATGTGAGAAATGTTTGAAAATTTGTAAACCACATGGGCATCATGAAGATTACAACAAGCCGTTAGATGTGCTATGGCTCTGTAATATTTGTCATAACCATGTGCATGGAAAGTTGTTAGATAAGAAGCCCTAGATATAGACGAGAATCATTTTCCTGACGTCAGGAAAATGATTGAAAAGTAGTTAAGAACGATGTGTAATGATTACACACAAGGATAAGATGCCGAATAGCTATTTGCCTGGTGTTATACAAATCCCGAGCATGTTCTTGATAACGGCTATGACCCAATCATATCCTTTATCATTGAACTTTATGGTTCCATCTACGGGGTCAAATAGCTACATTCCTGGTCAATTAGTAAGGTTGACAGTTCCTAGGCCTTGGGGCATGTATCAGGCTAATGGTTTGACGGCGAAGATACTCGGCATTAACTCGACGACGATGTTATTGGATTTAGACTCTACAAATTTTGACCAGTTCGTGGATGGTTCATCCAGTTCTGTCACACCTGCAAGCCTTGCGCCTGCTGGTTCTAGAAACCTCGAATTTAACAACCAGACTGGTCAAGTTGCTTTCCAGTCTCTTAACGATATAGGAAATTAGTATGTCAAAACCCACCCTTTTGATGGCTACAGCAGGCGGAGAAGCCCACGGTCTTATCAATACCCTAACCAATTGCGTCCCTTTTGATGACTTCAAACATATGACTCCTGAACACAAGAAAGAACTTGAAGCGCAAAAGAAAAGAGATTCGCGCTATGTGAAAGCAGAATATATGAACTCACGCGGCAAGCACGAAAGACTCACAAAGCCTTACTGTAAGTATGCAGGGGACCCTATACAGATCTGGCACTTGATTCCAGGAAAGACCTATGAATTACCTCTTGGACTAGTAGACGAAGTCAACGACAAAAATAAGATCATGAAGAAGCGCGAAGGTCTTGTAAGTGTTGATGGAGCACCCGTAACGAGGAACGAAGCACCTCTAGGAAAAGATGAGGATGGCGATTGGCTCCATAAACTGATTCCAGTCGGCTTCTAAGAAAGGATAACTATGACCTCAGTACTACCCTCAGACTCGACCTATAGCTTCATTGAAACAAAAGTGCGCAGGCTCACGGCTTCAGCGAGCGAGGCGGCTTTGAGTAGTGCTGATATCCAGCGGGCAGTGAATCGGTTTTATAACAATGATTTTCCATACGCTATAAAACTTGATCAAACCCGACAGATCTACAAGTTCCTGACCATTCCTAATGTGGACAGGTATCCTGTAGATATAAATAATTTACAAGGTTTCCGAGCGCCAGTCTATTTTGAAGGGCGACTCGGGAACTTTTTTAAGAACCGCGATCAGCTCTATAATCTATATCCAAGAAACGCAACCCAATTCCAACAAGGAGTCGGCGCGTCTGGAAGCATCACCGCTGCTACTCGAGCCAATCCCGCCCAAATCACAAGCAACGACCACCACCTGCAAACTGGTTCTATCATCACCATATCTAACGTGCAGGGAATGATAGAGCTAAATGGTGGTACTTATACGGTCACGGTCCTTGATGCGAATAATTTTACACTGAACGGTATTGACAGTACGGCCTTTACGGCTTATATAAGTGGGGGAAATTGGGTTTCCACAAACACATTTTCTTTCACTCTGTTTGGACAAAATCAAAATCCTTTCCCACAACCTAACTTTGGCATTTTGAGTACACAGCTTGTCATAGGAGGCATAGATGAGAATGGAGACCCTATCCGGATTATTGATGATGGTGGTGCCGTGGTTAATGCATTGGGAATTGGCAGTAACACTACCACAGGACGACTCCAATTCATACAGCAAAATAGCGTTGGCAA